TAATGATCGGACCAGATATGGGAGCTGGTACAAAGTATGAAATCAAAGTGAGGTATGGCAATGTTTTTTCTGCTGCTGATATTGGTTCTGCTTACCAATGGCCGCTTTATCTTTGGTCAGTAATCGAAGAACCCAGCTACGATCAACTAGTAGTCGGAGCGATTATTAATTGGAAGCGCGGAGCAAAGGTAGCAAATTGGTGCGCATCACAAACCTTTGGGCACACAGGTGTAATCAGGGGGCTTGAAAATGATCGTATTCAAACCTATGAACAAAACGCTGAATCAGGGGAGATTGTTGCTGAATACGATCGAGAGTTTTTTGACTCTGATCAAATCGCATCTATTTGTATTCCACCTGATTTTGAGAAAGGAGTGATGAACATATGGCAAAATGGAACGTTTCACTAAGCACAACTGATAGCTTCAATTATGTTGGCATTATGACAGTTCGAAATGGTAACCGGAGTTCAGAAGTCATGGAAGCCCTGATCACTGAGAATGGTAAACCATATGACCTGACAGGATGTAAAGTCTACTTTGAAGCAATTTTGACTAATGACTCTGCGGTGCAGCGATCAGCAAAAATCATCGATGCGAAGAACGGTAAAGTACAGTACACGTTCGATGAGTATTCAATGCAGGCTATTCATAAACAAACGGCGAACCTAGTCTTTTACAAAGGCGATGATTTGATTGCTACCACTCAAGACTTCACTTATTTTGTCGTTCGTGCTGTTTCAAAAACAGAAGGTGAAATGGGGTCTTACTGGCAGACTGTTGAAGATTTGATCATCGACATGATTGCTTTCCTCAATGAAAACAAGGGTGACTTCACTGATTGGATGAACGATCGAAAGAAAGAGTTTGAGACTTGGAGCAAATATCAAAAAGAAACTTTTGAATCATGGCGAGCAGGTCAAGAATCAGATTACCTTCTTTGGTTTGAATCAATCAAAGACATCCTGAAGGGGATTGATCCCGGTGGAACGATGTTGGCGGAGTTGATGGATGCATGTGTGGATATTCAAGGAACACGGCACAATTCTATTTCAGAACGCTTATTGGCTGATGCTGAATACTTATATAAAAAACTTAGAGCATCCCTTTTCACAATTGATTATGGGGAAATCGAAGTCGTGGATATTCTGCAAGATGATGTCTTTTCCGATAATCATGAGGTTGAAAAAATCGGAACAGTGAACAATGTGAATGAAGAAGGTGCTCTGGTGATCGCGACTATTGATGATCCAAAGCAAAACGTATTCACTCTTGAGAAAGTTGGGGTGATATAAGAATGGCTAAATCAAAACGCATGATGGAAACTGATGAGAAAACAGGAGTACAACGTCAGTTTTTCCCAATCACTCATATCTCTGCGATTATCGGACTAGATAAAATTATTTCTGGCCAATCGAAAGTGTTATCTGTAAACGGGAAAATTGGAGCAGTAGTCATTACTAAAGAAGACCTTGGTCTAGGCAATGCTATCACTGAATTGCCTTACGCCAACGAGATGGAAGATGGGATAATCACTGCTGAAATGTACCAGAAGATTTTAAATTCTGGGGCAGGTGATTACGTGCTGCCGATTGCTGGCATTGATAAGCTCGGTGGGGTGAAAATCGGTGATTTGCTGACCATTGATGAAAAGGGGAAACTTTCAGCGATTAAGCAAACCGATTATAACTTTTCTCTCGAAATAAAACAGAAACTTGATTTTCTCCAAAACTATTCCGCTGGTCAGAACATCAATATCGATGAAGACGGAGTTATCAGTGCAGTGATTGAGTCCGGAGAAGAGTACAACCTGCCAACAGCTTCTGCTGAAGAAAAAGGTGGTATTAAAATCGGTGATCGCTTGACTATTGACGAGAATGGAAAATTAAGTGCTGATCCACAATTTAACTATACAGCTGGGGCAAATATTTCTATCTCTAACACTGGTGTAATTTCTGCCACTGGTGGCGGTGAGGGCGGCGGAGTGAGCCAAGAATATGTTGACGAAAAAGCATCTGAAGCTTATCAAAGTGCTAAAGCTTATGCAGACTCTAAGATTCCTAGTATGACGTTTGAAAAGGTAGGGGAGGTTTAAATAAATGACAGATATTGTAAAAGTGAAACAGGATGGGGCGCAGGTCTATCTTCAATCACATTGGGAGGCAATCGAAGGCAAACCCACATTACTCAAAGGAGATAAAGGTGATCCGGGAAATGCCGCCACAATAACAGTAGGAACCGTAACAAGTGGAACGACTGCTTCAGTTACCAATGCAGGTACGACTTCAGCTGCAAAATTCAACTTTGTTCTTCCAAAAGGTGATAAGGGTGATCCTGGAACTAATGCTACTACGACTGCTGTTGCAACAACTTCAACAAATGGACTGATGTCGGCTGCGGATAAGACTAAGTTAGACGGATTAAACAATATTACATTTGAGAAAGTAGGCGAAGTTTAATGGCTGATATTGTACAACTAAAAGAAGACGGCGTAGCTAAATATCTTAAAACACATGTTAATGCTATTGACGGAGTTGATGGAGTTTTAGTTAAAGCAACCGGAAATGAAACAATTTTAGGAACTAAGAATTTTCAGGACGGGATTCAAGTATCTGGAAAAAATCCAGTTTTGACAAAGCCTACATTAGACAAAGCTTATATTGATAAGAATAATAATGCATCCGTCGTTGCTGACGGTGCTATGCAGTTGTACCGTAGAGGCGACACAGTATTTTTAACAGGATCAATTCAATTGTCTGCTAGTAAATATAATCAAGGTTTGTGGTTTGATTTACCAGCTTGGGCAGCTCCACCGGAACATGTCAGAATGTATTTTAATACTAGTGAAAAAATGATTCTGCTTTCTTTTAACCCATCAAAATTAAATAATATTGTTTGTGTTGATCAAGTTGCTAAAGATGCCTGGATTACCGGGTCAGCGTGTTGGCTGGCTAAAAACCCATACTAATAAAGGGGGAAATGAATGATGAAAACAATTTTTAAAGTATTATATCCGATTGGTTATGAAATCCATGAGGTAGAAGATGATTTTCCAACAGCGTTGCCATTTGTGGAAGTCGTTCCGATTTCATTTGATAAAAGAGAAGATGAAACCGAAGAAGATTTCGCTCGCAGACAACAATCTCAATTCTTCAACTTCACTGAAAATAAATGGGAAGAAGCAGTCACACAAGATTACTCTAAGAAACTTGAATTATTGGAGAATCTTTCTGCAGGACTTCAAGTTGATAACACTGCTTTAAAAGAATCAAATGCGGCACTAACTGCTAAAACAGATTCGATGGCGCAACTGAATGCCAAATTAATGCTGAATGATGTCGCAATCAATAAAGAAATTGAAACGCTAAAAACACAAATCGGAGGTGCTGAATAATGTTCACTTACACAGACGTTAAGATGATGTTTGATTGGGGCTGCTTCACAACGAAGCAAGTAAGGGAGTTTGTTCCTGACTGCATTACTGAAGCACAATTTGAGCGAATTACCGGAGAAGCCTTTTAGGCTTATTTTTTAGCTCAATTTTTGGTGAGATTCTATTTTTGTAGGAAGTTGGTGGATTATGAATGCTGATGCTTTAATCTCATTTTTGAGTATTGGAGGCACACTGATAGGTACGTTTGCAGGTATTGTCGTTTCAAATAAACTAACAATTTATCGAATTGATCAACTAGAAAAAAAGGTTGAAAAACACAATAACCTAGTTGAGAGAACTTATAAATTGGAGGGAAGGATGACCGAAGCAGAGCACGATCTTCGTGATATGAAGGGAGGTGGTACAGATGCAAAATAAGACGTTTGAAATTCTGAAATGGGTGGCTTTGATTGTAATACCAGCTTTGGCAACATTTGTTGGTGTAGTTGGCAAAGCGATTAATTGGGAGTACACAGATATCACAGTGATAATCATCACAGCGATTGGTACTTTCCTAGGTACAGTGCTTGGTGTCTCTAATCGAACGTTTAAGATGTTTTCATCAGAGGAATAGGAGGAATCAAATGAAAAAGAAAATTACTTTGTTGAGCCTTTTAATGGCTCTTTTTTTGTTGCCTTTTTTCCCGAGTACCGCACAAGCGGCGAAAGGGGATCAGGGTGTAGATTGGGCCGTTTATCAAGGGGCACAAGGGAAATTCGGGTATGGCTCGGATAAGTTTTCGATTAGTCAAATCGGTGGATACAATGCTGGTGGTTTGTATAATCAGTGGACGTATTCTAGTCAAGTAGCTTCGACAATCGCACAGGGCAAACGCGCACACACTTATATTTGGTATGATACGTGGGGAAGCATGAGTATTGCTAAAACTACTTTGGATTATTTCTTGCCAAAAATTCAAACGCCTAAAGGTTCGATTGTCGCACTGGATTTCGAACATGGTGCAAGCTCTAATAAACAAGCCAATACAGACACCATTTTGTACGGCATGCGGCGAATTAAGCAAGCCGGTTACACTCCGATGTATTATTCGTACAAGCCTTTCACACTTCAATATGTGTACTATCAGCAGATTTTGAAGGAGTTCCCTAACAGTTTGTGGATGGCAGCTTATCCAAATTACAATGTGACACCATCACCAGTTTGGAGCGTGTTTCCGAGCATGGAGGGCGTAGCAATATATCAGTTTACAAGTACTTATGTTGCTGGTGGACTTGACGGTAATGTTGATTTAACAGGTATCACAGATAACGGATACAACGGAGCCATTAAGGACGATGATGGAAAAGTTACTGTTAAGCCTGACACAGAAACGCCAGCGATTGATCAAGGTCAGCAAGCGAACGAAACACCTAAAAAAGACATTGAACCAGGCTTCAAAGTAAAAGTGAATTTCTCTGCTTCTACTTGGTCAACCGGACAAGCAATCCCACAATGGGTGAAAGGTAATAGTTACACTGTTAAGGAGGTCAGCGGAACGAAAGTATTGCTTGACGGAATCATGAGCTGGATCAATCGCAAGGATGTTGAAATCTTGCAAACAACCACTCAAACGCCAAGCACTACTACATCGACACATATTGTTCGTTCGGGTGAGACTCTATCAGGTATCGCTTCTAAATATGGGACAACCTATCAAACGCTTGCTAGTCTTAATGGTTTATCCAATCCGAATTACATTTATGTTGGTCAACAACTGAAAGTTTCGGGAGCGGCTAGTACATCGAGAGTTTATATTGTCATTTCAGGTGATAACTTATCCACGATTGCCCAAAAACTCGGGACGACTTATTCAAGTTTGGCTCAAAAGAATGGTATTGCGAATCCAAACCTGATTTATCCAGGGCAACGCTTAGCATACTAATAAACTAGACTTCAGCTTAATTGGATGCTCTGCACAAATGACCCGAAAGGCAACACGGTTGGCGGATACCAAGACTTCACAGAGACACGCGGGTATCACGACTTGTAAAATAATGTTTGCATCTAATTTTATTTATGAGTTATACTAACTAACGCTGGTGGCTGATACCAGTATTAGAGACATGCTGATCGACCACCCCCATGGTTGGTCAGCTTTTTGTTTTGGAACCTAAATGGTTGATATAAAACCAGTATACGAATACTATCTAAATAGGGATTCCTGATACAGCACCATTGAGAGAGAAACAGGATATGCTGTGGGGAAGTTCAGGAATCCCTAATTTATATTTTAACGCTTTGTATGCTTATGCACAAATGCTCATTCGTACTCTTAGCTCAGCTGGTGAGAGCAGACGGCTCATAACCGTCCGGTCGTAGGTTCGAGTCCTACAGGGTACATAAAATATACCCTCTACAGCATTAGTTGGTTGTAGAGGGTATATGTTATTCTAATTACTTTTGTAGATTCAATTATTTGTCTAATTTTTTCTTGACGTCATCCGTGATATCTTCAACTTTTTCTTTTGCGTCTGCCGCTACTTCTTTTACCTTACCAACAGCTTGATCAAGTAGGCCTTCCGCTTTCTTTTTGTTGTCACCAGTTACTTTTCCTGTGGTTTCTTTCGCTTTACCCTTAGCTTTGTCCGTAAAACCTTTGTCTGTCATAATAAAGCCCTCCTTTTATTTCTAATCATATTATAGTAGTAGTTCAAAAGTTAAAGCAAATCATATACATTTAAGGTTAAAAATAATAAATATCTAAGCAAGCAAGGGCGTTTATTTTTATATCAATAAGTTAGAAAATAAGAAGAGACCGCTTGCAAAAATCCAAGCGCAGAGGTATAAATATAGATAAGGTTTTCGTTAAACCTTACTTCTTTCATAACTAAGTTTCATCTT